TTACCCCATCAAGTTACGCAACGGTCACTGATGACACAACCACCGCAGGCACACGTTACCCGCTGTTTGCAGATCAGACCACGGGCAACCTGACAACCGAATTTGTCAGTTCCACCAAACTGCAATTCAATCCATCCACAGGCGTGTTTACATCCACATCATTTACGGGTGCGGGTACAGGATTGACAGGCACGGCAACAAGTCTTTCAATTGGCGGTAGTGCGGCAACGGCGGGAACGGCAACTAACATTGCTGGCGGCGTAGCCAATCAAATCCCATTCCAAACAGGGGTAGGCGCAACTTCATTCATTGTTGCGCCCACTACAGCAAGCACAGCGTTAACTTGGAGTGGGTCGGCGTTTACATGGGCAACAGCAGGCACGGCGGTCACCATATCGGACGATACAACCACCAATGCCACACGTTACCCACTGTTTGCAGATGCCACAACAGGTACGGTAAGCACAGAATATGTGTCCTCTACAAAACTGCAATACAACCCTAGCAAAGGTGAATTGACCGCGCCAGCACAGATCAGTAGCAATGGAATTATGCTTAACTCGCAAACAGTATCTGCCAATTACACCATTGCGGCTGGCAATAATGGATTAAGTGCAGGCACTGTTTCTGTTAACACAGGCATCACTGTTACTGTTTCAACTGGTTCAGTTTGGACTGTGGTTTAAGGATAAGAAATGTCAAAAGTAGCCATATCAGGAAATGCAAGCGGAACTGGAACGCTGACTATTGCTTCTCCAAACACAAACAGCGACTACACGTTGACATTGCCGCAAACAACTTCAACATTAGGATTTGATGGCCCTGCGTTTAGCGCAAGCATATCTAGTAGTCAAACAGTAACAACTGCTATAACTACACAAATACAGCTTGATATTGAAAATTTTGATACAGCTTCTTGCTACAACAACACAGGTTCTACGGTAGGCGGCATTCCAGCATATTCATTTTTACCAAATGTTGCTGGATACTATCAAGTTAATTTACTTGTTGGCAGCAGTTCAAGCGTGGCTTTAACCTATGGTGGAGGGCTTATTGTAAAAAACGGAACAGCTATTGCAAGAATGCTTGTACCCGGATACACATCAGTAAATGGTGATTCATCAAACTCAACTGTTGTTTATATGAATGGAACAACTGATTATTTGTCGTTCTCCATTTTGACAACTGGAACTGGGACATTAACTGTCAGTAATAATGCAATAAGAACATTGGCATCCGCAGCCTTAATAAGGGGCGCATAACATGACATTAGCAATCTCAGGAACAACAGGCATCACCCTTGATGGGCAGTTTAATTCTGCCTCCACGTTTGGCTTCAAGAACCGCATCATCAACGGGCAGATGCAAATTGCACAAAGGGCAACATCTGCAACCATTACGGCGGGTTCAACCATTGCGGCTGGTTATTCAACTGTTGACCGCTTCTATGTGTATTGCACAGGTGCAAACGTAACTGCGGCACAGGTGGCTGGTTCAGGCGCAACTAGGAATAGATTGCAGATTACTGGTGCGGCATCTGTTACTGCGGTTGGAATTGGTCAACGTATTGAGGAATTAAACAGCTATGACATGGCTGGTTCTACTGCCACCTTGTCAGTTGATATTTCAAACAGCTTGCTGACCACAGTCACATGGACTGCATACTATGCCAACACTACTGACACCTTTGGCACATTGGCAAGCCCTACACGCACACAGATTGCAACAGGCACATTTACTGTTTCGTCAACCTTGACAAGATACAACACCCAAATCAGCATCCCCGCCGCCGCCACAACAGGAATAGAAATTGTCTTTACTGTTGGCGCACAGACTTCAGGCACATGGGTGGTTGGTAATATTATGTTGGAGGAATCTTCAATAGCCACTAGCTTTGATTACAGGTCTTATGGGACTGAACTTCAGCTGTGTCAGAGGTATTATTCTTATTTGAATAGAGGTTTAGTAGGAGGCGCGGATAGCGCAACAACAATAGCACTTGGTGGTATATGTGTTGTTCCTATGAGAGCATCACCTACTATAGCCCTTATGCAAACAACTCCTCAATTTATAAGTGGTGGAACACTTTTTAGTGGGACAGCTTCGGCAATTACAGATTCAAACGTGAGTTTTGATTCTTACCATCTTCGTTTAAGTGGGTTTACAGGATTAACTACGGGCAGAGCTTGTATTTCAAGAAATGGTAGCGGTGGCGGATTAATAACACTATCAGCGGAGTTATAAATGTATAAATTACTTAATGAAAATTCTGTATTGAAAATGGAAGACGGATCTTGTATCCCATTTGACCCTGCCAACACAGACTATCAAGCCTACCTTGCATGGCTTGCAGAGGGCAACACACCTGAACCCGCAGATGAGGTGACAGAATGACTTTAATTCTTTCAGGCACAGATGGCGTTTCGGACATTGATGGTTCTGCCGCAACCCCTTCTATCAGGGGAACAGACGCAAACACAGGTATCTTCTTCCCTGCCGCTGACACCATTGCTTTTGCTGAAGGCGGCACAGAGGTTATGCGGATTGACTCCAGCGGTAACTTGCTAGTGGGGACGACCAGTGCAACAATCAACTCCTCTAATTTTGGTACAGTTATAAACGTTGCTGGTGGTCAAATTTTACACAGTAGAAATGCAACCGCTGCGGTGGCTCAGTTTTATGGAAGCACAGGAGAAAACCGATTTCTAGGTACTGGAGCAATTCAAAACACCCTCAACTCCTATGGCGCAATCTCCGACATCAAACTAAAAGAAAACATTGTTGACACCACGCCAAAGCTGGAGAAGATCAATCATGTTCGCATTGTCAATTTCAACTTGATTGGCAGTGAGCAGAAGCAGATTGGTGTCATTGCTCAAGAGCTTGAACAAATCTTTCCGGGTATGGTGGATAACAACCCTGATGAGGATTCAGAAGGCAACGATCTAGGCACAACAACTAAGTCGGTGAAGTACAGCGTGTTTGTACCGATGCTCATCAAAGCAATCCAAGAACAGCAAGCCATCATCACATCCCTGACAGCACGAATCACTGCTTTGGAGAGCAAATGACAACATTTGATTGGAAAATTCTTGAAATCTCTGCTGATGGTGACTTGATTACCCATGCCAAATACCATGTAACCGCTGAAGCTGACACAGGCGAAAAGGTGCAAACAGAGGGCAATTGGTGGTTTAGCGACAAAATCCTTAAAAAGCCATTTCATGAAGTTACCGAATCTGATGTGGCATCATGGATTGAAAATGAGACTACCCAAAACGGCATAAACCTTATAAAATCCCGCTTAGAGGAACAACTAGCGTCCCTGATTGGGAATGGAGTTGTTGTTGCCCCTTGGTTACCACAGAAATTTGTGCCAAAGGTGTAATAAATGACAACCCCTTACGACATTATCAGCAGGGCGCTTAAAGATATTGGTGCATTAGCGGCTGGCGAATCGCCATCAGCAGATGACGCACAAGATTCGTTTGATATGTTGAACGATATGTGCGCCCAGTGGTCAAACGAAAACATGATGGTTTTCTACAAGACCGAAATCATTTTTCAGACAGTTCAAAATACAGTGCAATACACACTTGGCCCATCAGGGTCGGTGGGGGCATCTTTCACAGGTTCAATTGCAGGCACAACCCTGACAGTCCCTGTTGATGGCGTAATCTCTGGCGCGATCACAATGGGCATGACTATCACAGGCGCAGGAATCGCCGCAGGAACAACCATTGTGGGCTTTGGTACTGGCGCAGGCGGTAACGTTAATGAGGGCGGTACATACACTGTCAGCATTTCCCAAACCGTAGCAAGCACCACAATTACAGCCTACTATGAACGTCCCTTGACTATTGAATCAGCATTTGTTCGCGTGGCTACGCAACAAGGCGGTTCAAACATAGCTGGTGGCTATTTGGATTACCCTGTGGCGATCCTGAGTTTGGAGGAATATCAATCCTTGGGCATCAAGCAATTGAATGGCCCGTGGGCAAAAATGATTTACTACCAACCCAGCGAAAACTTGGGTACGTTGTATGTGTTTCCCAACCCGTCTAGCGGTGAACTGCACTTGTTTACTAGTACCATTTTTCGCACATTTGGTTCGCTGTACGACACTATTGCTTTGCCCCAAGGCTACAACATGGCGCTGCGGTGGTGCTTGGCTGAACGCCTGATGCCTATGTATGGCAAGGCTTCAGCCACACAGATTCAAATGATTAACGCCTTTGCTGGTCAAGCCAAAGCCACGATCAAGCGCACCAATATGCGTCCAGCACAAGTGTCTCGCTACCCTGATGCTTTGATGGTTGGACGGGCAAAAGACGCTGGCTTTATCATGGATGGGGGCTTTAGATAATGGCTGATTTTGGCTTTGTTGGCCCATCTTACGAAGCGCCTAGCATTTACCAAGATGCCCAAGAGTGCATTAATTTTGTGCCTGAAATTGACCCTTTGAAGCAGCAGGGTGAACGTGGTGTGGTGGCGCTGTACCCAACGCCGGGGCTGACTGCATTGGTTTTATTTGAAAATCAAGAGGAAATCAGGGGAATGCGTACCCTGTCTGGCGGCGACATTTTGGTGGCAGTCTGTGGCCCGTATGTTTATGCCTTGACTTCTATTTACACAACCACAATGGTTGGTCAGTTAAACACATCCACAGGTATTGTGGGCATTACTGACAATGGCGTGAATGTGTACATTGTGGATGGTCAAAACCGTTATACATGGCGCATTTCTAGCCCATCTGCGGCAGTTTTTACAGGATCAATTAGTGGCACGACTTTAACGGTAACCGAAATTACCAATGGAACAATTGCAGTAAACCAAGCCTTATTTGGTTTGAATGTTTTGCAAACTACTGTGATAACTGCATTAGGTACAGGTACTGGTGGCATTGGTACTTATACGGTTAATTTAACGCAGACTGCAGCTTCAGCGACTATGAACAGCGCCACAGCAGGCGCAGTCGTTACAGGTTCAATTTCTACAACAACCTTAACAGTAACTGCGGTGACCAGCGGCACTTTGTCTGTTGGTCAAACCATCCAAGGATCAACAGTAACTGCACAAACCATCATCACAGCCCTTGGAACAGGCACAGGCGGTGTTGGAACATATACGGTCAACAATTCCCAAACAGTCACTTCAAGAACGCTGTATGGCTTGAATTGGTCGGTTTTGCCAAGTACAGATGGCGCATTTACTAGCGGTAGCGCAGTTGATATTGTGGACAACTATTTTGTTTACAACCGCCCTGATACTCAGCAATTTGGTGCATCTGCGGCTTTGTCGCCTATTTCGCCAGCATTGAGTTTTTCGAGCAAAGACGGTTCGCCTGATGATTTAGTGACGTTGATTGTTGATCACCGCGAGATTTATTTGCTAGGTGAAGTTTCTAGCGAGGTTTGGGTTGATGCGGGAACAAGCCCATTCCCGTTCCAAAGAATCCCCGGCACATCTACCCAACACGGCATTGCTGCCGAATTTAGCGTGGCGCGGCTTGGTAATTCATTTGCATATTTAAGCCGAAACATTCGCGGTCAAGCCCAAATTGTGCAAATGAATGGCTATGTACCCACAAGGATTTCCACCCATGCGGTTGAAAATTCTTTGACCAATCAAGTGGTTAGCAATGCTATTGCGTGGACTTACCAATTAGAGGGACATGAAGTTTATGTAATTAGCTTCCCCTCAATTAACCTGACTTGGGCTTATGACGTAGCTTCAGGGATGTGGCATAAGTGGTTGTATACAAACAATTTAGGTTTGTATGAACGCGCAAGGGGTAATTGTTGTGCCCAATTCCAAGGTTTGGTGTTGGTTGGGGATTACGCCAACGGCAAGATTTACAAACTTGATCCGCTGAATTACACAGATGATGGTCAGCACGTTAGGCGTTTGCGCCGTGCGCCGCATTTGGTGGCTGACTTTCAGCGGGAATACTTTGATGAATTGCAGATTCAGTTTCAGCCCGGCGTTGGTCTTGCCACAGGACAAGGCGATAACCCCCAAGCCATGCTGCGTTGGTCAGACAATGGAGGGTCTACTTGGTCAAACGAACATTGGACTACCATTGGTTTGATTGGCAAGTATGCCAACCGTGCCATTTGGCGGCGTTTGGGTACAGCGCGGGATCGAGTGTTTGAAGTTTCAATTTCTGACCCTGTAAAGGCGGTCATAATTTCAGCAAACTTGAAATCTAGCGTAGGGGAAAACTGATGGCATTACTTCCAGTAATACAAACACAACCATATCCACAATCTGAGTTTTTGGATGCACAGACCAAAAGACCAACAAGGGCATGGCAACAGTTCTTCATTAACTTGTTGAACTTTACTAGTGCGACTACTGCTACCACAGGGTCAGGAACATTGCCTGCAAGACCTGTTGGGTTTATCAACATTACTGTCGATGGCGTGGCTTATAAAGTGCCATATTACAACCAATGAATGATCTCCTGTTAAACAATGTTCCAACCCGTGAGCAGATCGAAAGACTGCAAATGGAAATGTCTGCCATGCCTCAATCTGAATTGCAGTTGGCGGCTGATGCTATGCAGACAGAACATTTTTTTCATGGCGGTATGTATGCAAGGAAGTTAACCCGCCCAGCAGGAACTTTGATTGTGGGTAAGGTTCACAAGCAAGACCATTATTTTTTGTGCGCCAAAGGTGAAATAATTGCGTGGTCTGAAAAGGGAATGGTTCATCTGTATGCGGGTGACATTATTGAGAGCAAGCCCGGCACTAAGCGGGTGACCTTGGCGGTAACTGACGCAATTGGCATCACATTCCACAAGACTGACAAAACCGACTTAGATGAAATTGAAAAAGAAATGATTGAATCTGATGATCTTGCGTTGTTTGATTCTTCAAACAAATTGAAAACGCTAGAAATTAAAGGGGAATAATATGAGTTGGATTGCAGTTTCGGCGGTTGTAGGAGGTTCAATAATTTCTGGGCGAATGGCTCAAAAAGGCGCACAAACACAAGCTGACGCTATGTCGCAATCTGCGGCATATCAAAAGCATATGTTTGATATTCAAAACGAACAACAGCGCCCTTATAGAGAAGCTGGATATGCCGCCTTAAATGACATTACTGCCATGAAACCTTATTTGACCAAACAATTTGGTCAAGAAGATTTTTTAGCAGGAATTGATCCAAGCTACAACTGGCGGCTTCAGCAAGGAAATATAGCAACCACAAACTTGGCAAATCAGTCTGGCGGTTTGATTGGCGGTAATGCTTTGCAAGGTTTGACAAACTACGGTCAAGGTGCAGCAAGCCAAGAATTTGGAAATGCGTTCAATCGTTTTCAATCGCAAAGAACAGGCATTTACAACACTTTGGCTGGCATTGCTGGTTTGGGTCAAACTTCCCTTGGTCAAACAGGACAATTAGCAAGCACAACCTCGCAAGGTGTTGGGGGCGCTATTTCTGGTGCTGGTTCAGCCATTGGCGCTGGGCAGGTCGCAATGGGCAATGCTTTAGGAAGTGGTTTGCAAACATTTGGCAATCAGCAATATTTATCTAATTTGCTAAGACCAAATCCAAGCGCAGGAATACCCGCACCAGCAGGATATGGAACACCTGTGCCACAGGGTAATATTTCTTTTGACGCTGCATAAGGATAAAAAATGGCAGATTACGCACCAGTAGCATCGCAATACAAACCTGTTCAGCCTATGACTTTGGCTGAAATGATGAACCTTGCGGGTAGCGCACAAGCATACAAACAAGCAGAACAAATGAACCCTTTGGCGGTTCAGCAACAGCAACAACAATTGCAAACACAGCGACAAACTTTTGAGCAAGCGCGGTCGATGAATCCGCAGTTGTTGCAACAAGCAACACAAACATCGCGTACAGGTGAAATTGCTTTAGGTGTTGAAGAGCAAAAAGAAATTGAACGCAAGAATATGCAAACATTCTTTGCTGACCCAAATAATTTTCAAACCAATGGTCGAATTGACTTAGACAAGATTAATGCGTTTGTGCCAAAGATTGCACCGTTAACTGGCGCTGATTACATCAGTAAATACAGCACATTAGGAGAGGCGCAAACACAAGCTATTAGCGCAAAACAAAATTTAACTAAAGATATGCGATCAATGGTTGGTCAGCGATTTGCAATTTTAGGCAGAATGGGCGTTCAAGATAAAAATGCTTATATTGCTGAAATGGATTTGATGAAGCAAGAAAATCCAGAAAATTCTGATTTGCACAAACTTCTTGATGCCTACAAAACCACTTGGATTAATGCAATGCAGTCAGGCCCTGATTTGCCCGGAAAGGCAATTGCAGGCGCGGCAACTTTAATGTCACCACAGGAACAACAAGCACAGTTTGCGCCTAAAGTTACTATGGATGAACAAGGTAGAGT